CACGTATCCTTTCGGCAATGTCTCCTTTCCTAGCTAAATGCGAATACTCTACTATCAAATCGTCTGGTATAGGAACACCTGCCTGACGTAATGCAATAGCTTCTGCAAACTGTATTTCTTCAAATGTATCTCTTGACGGAGCTGTACTTATAATAACGTCATACTCACCTAACGTTAAGTCATTAAGTATAATACCTTCAGGTGTCATTTGATTTACACGCATAGGTTGACGTTGTTTTTGTGGGTCTTGTTCGTCTGTAATTTGTATTAAACGTTCTTCTGTGTAGTAAGTTTGAACAAGATTAAGAATTTTTTCTGCTAAATACTGCCTAGTTTTAGTTAGGTTATCTAACGGAACTTGAATCATCATAGCTCCGCGATTTTGTTTCTGTTGAATAGCAACACCAGAAACTTCAGGGCTATCTGTACCAAGCATTGCATCACTAATACCACTTATAGTTTTTATATTAGAAGCAGCTTTTTGTGCAATACGATCTAAACCTGTAGGTATTTGGTTAGGAGGAATTTTAGCAGGAGGACTAGACCCTCTGTTAAATTCTAATACCAGACCTGTTTCTGCTCCATGTTCTTCTAGGTCATCTGCAGTCATGCCTTGCAACGACCCTGTTTCTACAATCCAACCACTGTTTGCTGTGGTATTTACTATATGCAGTTCTTGTGAACTAATCTTATTTAATTGTTCTTGTGGAGAAATAAGGTTTCGTACCATACCGAAAGGTTTACCTCGTCTCCAGTATGGAAAATAAGGTACTAGAGTAAAATGATCATATGGCGACCAAGTATCATTAAGTACAACTGTGTCTGCTGTAGTTGTCCAACGCACTTTACGTACCGTTTTTGTAAGTATTTCTAGACCAAAATCATCTGCAAAAGCTTCTCTTTTCTTTTTACTCCAAGCATACGGCACTTCTCGCATGTCACCTGTAACGCTATCTACATAAAACATACATTCTTTTAATTTATAGTACTGACGTTCTATAACACGTACTGAACGTAACGCACGATTTTCTTCAGGGTTAGAAGTGTTACCTTGGTTATACTCTACCCCAGTAGATGTATCACCGTATCTGTTTTCTTCGTGTTCTACAGAATCTGTACCTAATGCTGAACCTTGTTCAACAGCTACACGAAGTTGGTCTGCTTTCTTTTGTCCGTAAGTTTCTTCTATCTCATCTAAACTCATCCACTTAGTTTCAAATATTTCATTCCAAGTTCTTGGATCATATTCTTTAGCATCTGGATCAATAAGAATATCTAAAGGATCTTTAGCTGTTATACGTACTTCGCCTTGTATGTGGTCATCAAAATCTACACGAACATCGAACCAGCCTCTATCTTGTATAAGACCATCAGAAAATACTTGTGATTCAGTCCAAGACAATTTGTTATTATCACTAATCTGCATAAACAAACGATCTAGTACATCTGCAACTTCTTGTTTACCTCTACCTCTAGGTTTAAAGTTAACATCCATACGTCTTGTACTTTGTTCACCTAATACAGCGTTAATTGTAGGAAGTATTGTATTAATAGTTAAAGCAGGTCTGCCTTGGTCGTCTAAAGCTGAAACATCTCCGTGGTCCCATTGGTTACCTCGGTAGAACGCATCACATTGTCTAGCAATTTCAACGTAATCTAAATGTCCATTATCACGTGCTCTCATGTAGCAACTCCACTGTTTGCGAGCGAGCTCGTGTTCTTCTGCTTTGCTTAGTTTTTCTTTTAGTTTTTTATATGCCATTATGCGCTCATTGCTGTTTTAACGTTATCACCTTTAGCTATTGTACGTAGCTTATCTCTCCAAGATGGAATATGTTCAACTGGTTCAATATACGTTGCAAACTCTGTCATCATCAAACCAATCCAAGCTAAAGCATCTACTTGGTCATCGTGTACCCCGTTTGGAAAACGAAGTAACTCTGCAATTAAAGGGCCAACCCATAATGGTTCTTTTGGAAAATACACCATCCCCTGTTGCATACGACCTTGAATTGCACGTGCTCTTGCTTCTTTATCTCTCCGTCCTGTTTTTAAATCTCTAAAATAAGCTTCGTTTAGTCTTCGTTCTCTTACACGTTTTTCTAGAAACGGACCTAATGCCATTTCTATATGACCTTTTTCTATACCAACTACTCCAGGTCTCCAAGTTTCGTATAAGTCTAAAATTCTTTCTACGAGTTCAAAACCATCCCACTTCCCTCGTACACAGTCTACTACATATAGCTTATCATATTCATCAACTGCTACTACTAAACCTACGGAATAGTCATTACGTTCTCTTTGCCCAATTGCTAAATCCCAAGCACAGTAGTAACGAAGTCTAGTATAGTCTAAATCAGCTTCATCGTAGTAATTTATCATATCTCGATTAAAATAGTCACCTTCGTCAGCAACAGGGTTTTGTTGATACAAAGCCGACCAATCCCTAGGTCCTATTGCTTTTTGTATCTTAGTTAAAGAAGGGACGTCATATCTTTCAGGGTGTAACGCTTCGCCTTCTAATCTAAATTCTTCGTCTTGTTCCGCAATTGCAGGGTACTTAACTACTTCCCAATCATCGGCTCCATCTGCGGCTGCGGCAAGCAACCTACCTGCTAAATCATCATCGTGCCAACGTGTAAGAATAACAAGTATACCTCCCCCTGGAGCTAAACGTGTGTATGCAGTTGATGTATACCAATCCCAAACTGAGTCACGGCTGTATTCAGATTCCGCATCCTCTCGGTTTTTTACAGGGTCATCTATTACAAGTACATGAGCCCCTTTACCTGTAATACCACCACCAACACCTGCCGCTACGTAACCACCACCTTTAGTAGTAAGCCACGATTCAACTGACTGAGAAGTTGGGTCTAACGAAGCCTCGCTAAACACATTCTTATAGTTCGGTTCACGAAGCTGATGTCTAACTTTCCGTGAAAACGACATAGCCAACGAACCTGAATAAGAACAACTAATGAACTCATGTTCTGGGTTTCGACCTAAATGCCATGCTGGAAACGCAACACTAGCTAATGTTGATTTACCGTGTCGGGGCGGCATGAACAACATCAACCTGGGAGATTTTCGTTCCGTAACCGCATGGCTAAACTTTTCTAGGCGTTGGCATATATCTTTGTGTACCCAACCTGCTAAATAGTTAGAATCAAACCGTTCTACAAAAGGCAGCATGTGTTTACGTGCAAGTGCACGAAGAGCTAACTCCCGATGTGCTGCCGCTTCTTGTGTAAGTCGTTGTTCTTCTTTTTTACTTACTTTTACGGTCGGTTTTTCAATACGTTCAGCTTCGTCCGCTTTACAATACACACAAACACTGTCATCGGATGGATACAGTGTTTCGGGGTGTAACGCTTTACACCGAACGCATTCTAACTTAGTAATTTCCACTAATAACTTCTATAAGTCATTTTTTTAGCTTTCTTTTTAGCTTTCTTTTTAGTTTTTTTCTTTTTATATGGTCCCATTTTAACTAGTTCCTTTTTTAATAAGTCATAGATATTTAACACTTCCACCTTCTTCTAGCTTGTCTTATTCTAGAATTAGGATCGTTTCTGGTTTTTGCAGAACTTCTTTTCAACTGCCCCAAAGACCTGGCGCAGTATGATTTTCTTCTTTTAGCCGCTTTACTACCTTTCTTAACCTTACCAGTTACAGCGGTTTTGAGCTTAGATCCAGGGTTCGCTTTTCGGTACGCAGCTACACCTTTTTTAGTCATACCTGCACCCGATTTAGTCTTACGGTAATTCCCACCTTTACCAGTGGTTCTTCTTATAGGTTTAGCTCTTTTTCTTGCCACGAGTCACTTTCCTCTTTTTAGATGGAGACTTCTTCCTCGCTGTCTTCTTCTTGACTATAGTTTTAACGTTAGTAGGTTTACCTCCTGGGTTCCCTGCTGCACGTTTACGTTTAACGGCACTTCTTTTCTGAGCCGCTGTCATACTTGCAGCTTTAGCTTTGGGTACACATTTTGGATATTTACGTTTACTTCCGCCTTTGGCTGATTTCCTGCCACACGACTGATACTTCCCTTTCTTCTTTGGAGCACCAATATCGACCCATTTTTCTTTAAACCACTTAGTTAATCCACCTCTAGGTTTACTAGCCACTTCTGTACCCTCCTCCTCGTTTCTTATAAGTTTTAGTTAAATAGGCTGAGGCATAAGCGGAAGGCCAAACCTTAAATTTACGTTTTGCTTCTGCTTTTACTCTAGCGTATAACGCTGGATTTGTGGGTTTTGCACCACTTTTCTTTTTAGCTTTTTTCTTTTTAGGTCCTGCCACGATTATCCCTCCTAGGAACTGATTTATAGCGATTCATTTTTTTAGCAAATCTTTTCATGTTAGTAGGGTGAGGGGCATTTATGCCTGCGCAAGGTTTCTTCACCCTAATTTTACTCCTCTGGCTATTAATACATCAGCAAAAGTAGTTTCTCCATCCTCATTTAAATCAGGAAAATTAGCACTTTCACCCGTAGTAGGCTCTAGTTTCTTTTCTTGAGTGTCCATATCACCTATTTTTCCTGGACCTTTGTTCGTCATTTTTCTAGTTGCCATTTACTTTGCCTCTTTTTTATCAGTTTTAGGTACTAAATACTGGTTATCTACTCCTGCTATCTTTAGTAACTCAGAATCAGGTAATCTTTCTAGCTGTTCTATAGAATCTACATTAATATTGATTTGAGTTCCATTCTCAGAAGTAAACAAACCGTGAAGTTTACATAAAGAATCTACAACGCGCGTTTCTTCGGTTGCATTTACAGATTTTCGGTGTGCTTCTAAGTACATAGAAGTAGCCTGAGTTTTATCAAATTTTACTTGTTCGCGCATATCTTTGCGCAAATATGTGATTGCATTTTGAATTTTGGGTCGTTTAAAAACCTTGTACACATGTTCAGGGTCAACGTACCCCGCAGCACGGCCCGCGGCTGCTTTTGTCATCCCACGTATGTAGAACAGTATTAAACGCTCTTCTTGAACCGATAGTTCGTTTAATTTTATATCCATATAAGGATAATGGGACTGCATTTCAGCTCTATCCATATCAGTGAGTTCTGGTTTTTCTACGCTTTTACTCATCTGCAATTAATTATAGAGCACGAAAGTGCTTTTTGTGAAATTTTTTGTAGAAATTTTTTTGTGAAAATTTTTTTCAGCACCGCGCGGGCAGGGTCCTACTA